ATTTCCTGTGCGTATCTCTGCGCCGCTTCCAGTAGCAATTTCGATTGCGCGTTTGAGGCCATTGTTGAACTCCATATTCTCCATTAAGCACACCATATTGACGGCGTTACCGCCTTTACCGCAGGTGTGGCAAAAGTATAAATTGCTCACTGTATCTATAACAGCTGAACCGTGCAGGTCATTGTGCATTACGCACGATACCTTGACGTTCTTACCTTCTCTTACTTGTCCTCCATAGTGAGCAACGATTACTGCTATGGGGATTGCGTTTGCATCAACGGAACCTTTGAACCCTTTGTTACGAACCATCCTGGACCAACCTTGTGTTGACATCCGCAGTCTCCTTCGTACTCACACTTCTCGTGCCAGTTGGTAGCGCGTTTAAGATGACCTAGTGAGTTCTCCTCACCAGCTTTACGACAGTTCAGGCAGATCATCGCATTTCCTTTATTGCATCTACCTGCCCACCGCTAACAATCATATTAGCGTGTGCTAATCCCCAGTTGTATGCGTTAATCATTTCATCTGTGTATGGAGTTTCTTCGGTTTCTTTATCAATCATTAATTCCATTATTCTAAAATAGATTTTATCCTTCGTTAACATCTGGTAATCCTAACTCTTCTTTGACATCCTCAAAAGGAACCTTGTCCTCGTTCATCTCAAAGACAATATCAAAGTCTTCGATATCTTGTGCTTCTTCTGCTGCAAAGATTTCTGATGTGGTGATTTCACCATCTGGTACTGGCATTTTATTTTCCATTCTCTCTAGTGTTTCGGATATTTTAAGTAAAGCGTAAGCAATGTTTTCAATCGGTGTATGTCCCCATCTATTCATTGCTTCTCCTTTAACCACTGCTTTAGATCCTGTATAACCCACGCAGATTCTATGCTGGAGTTGCGACGCTTAACTATCACATAGTGCAGTGGTACTTCCCCAATACCACGAGCCTTAGCGTAGTTAAGCGCCTCAACCTCAGCTTCTCTCCAGAATTCAGGCAAGGAAAGGGTTGCCCGATTCTTGAGTTCTAGGATGAAAGTTTCCCCTGATATGATAACAACCATATCCCCTTCATCTTTTGCCCCAGCCTTTGTCAGACGCTCTGCCATAACTCCCATCTTGCGAAGCCACTTCATAACATCTGTCTCAAACTGAGAACCTTTTCTACCGTTAGGATTAGCCACTACTTCACCTTGTTAATCTTATAAACCTTCTTGCCATCTTCTTCAGTGATCTCGATGAGACCAGACTCAAGCAGTGCAATCAATAGGTTCTTCATCTCTTCACGTATTAACGTGATTTGATTTTTAAGATAAGCAATCTCAGTATTGCCCATAAATATCATCCTCTTCGGTATCAGCTGGTGGTGTGTAGTCGCCAGTATAACCAGCTCGTGCATCTCTAGCCAGCATTTGACCAAACGAATTCTTATCTGATATCTGACACGCTCCGTAGTTCACAAAGAGTGTAGCCCAGTCTTTGCCATCAGCAGTATGTGGACCGAATCGGTTCTTTACTGCTGCTACCTTCAACTCACCCTGTACTGGGTCGTAACCCAGTGTCAGTATCAGAGCCGGTAACTGGCTTACCTTGCCGTGAATAGCACGGCGAGCAGGTGGATTAGTTGGTGAACCGTACTCTGATTGCTCAGAGACGTGATGTAGTACCAACACACACGCTTCAGTCTTGCGTGCCATATCGTGCAACTCCATCATAATTGCACGTAGTCCTGCCCACTCGTTATCTGTTTCAGCAGCAACGTTCATTAAGTTATCTATAACGATTAACTCAGGTGATTCTCCGTACAGCTCTACATATGCTCGAATCTCAAGTTCGATATCATCTAATGAAGGTGAAGAGTCAAAGACCCACTTAATATGTTTGAGCTTATCGAAGTGATGATCGTAGTAATGTGTATTAGCAGAGAGGTTACTCTCTACTGATATCTGTGAATGACCGGATGCTTGTGCAGCAGCACGCATCATTACAGTTGTAGTGTCAGTATCGGCTGAGAAGAATAGCGTTGGTACCTTAGCCCGCATTGCATATATCAAAGCGAACATAGACTTACCAGCGTTAGGTGCTGCTGCAACCATACAGACTTGTCCCCTTCGGAACTTAATCTGCTTTACTGCTAGATCATTCCATACATCAGGTAACGGTGTTGCTTTGGTAAGCACACCGCCCCAAGCACGGGATAGATCAAGCAACGTTGCCTCCTTGTAACTTAATTCCTCTGCGCCTACGTATTCTCTGGCGTTCTTTGAATACTAAACCGCCCCAGATGCCGTGAGTTTCTTTCTGTATGCCCCACTCAGCACATTCAGATTGATGAGGACAACTCTTGCATATTGATTTTGCATAAAGCATCTCTGTTGAATTACTTCCGTTATCCCTTTCAGGAAACCAGAAATCCCCACCAATCTCAGCACACGCGGGAGCTTCGTATTCGTGCGGCTCCCGCACTTCTTATCTAACCCAGATAGTATCGCACTTATCTGGTGCGCCCTTAGGAGTTGAACACATCCAACCCTGCCACGCACCCTTTGAAGAAGTACCAGTCTTGTAAACCATTGGACCGTGCTTACAGGTATTACCAGCTAACTGCGCTGGTGCTCCGCTAGGAGTTACTGCTGTTGCACCCAGTGCTGCTGCTACTGAAGCAGTAGTAGGAGCCACGTAAGAACTTCCACCAAGTTCAGCGAGAGTTGATTTAATGAGAGTAGCAACCATTGATAGATCATTGAGTCCTGTTTCTAGTTCTTGAGTTGTTGTTGCGTACAGATTAATTAGTGAACCATCAGGTAACTTATAGTTAACCTGAAACTTCGTGCTTTCCGGTGCAGCCATTTACTTTCCTCCACTTTGTTTGATATTTAATCTAACAGATTCGTTGCCAACTATCTTGGGAACGAAGCCTAGAAGTTTTTCAACTTCCTTGGAATCAACTGACTCGCGGCCTTTAACCGAAGTCCAACTGATTTCAATACCACTAGCTGTTACACCGGTGGCTCCCTCGAAAGATTCTTTCAAGGAATCCTTTTGCTTTTCCATCTCTTTAATCTTTGCATCTAACTGTAAGTACATAAGAGCGTTGGTGTCAACCTCTGTATCCTCAATGATTGTTTCACTAAGGACTATACGTTCTTTTTTTAGACCAACGCATCCCATCTCACCAGACTCATCGTAGTACTGGCAGTACAGTCTGCAGAAACTTACATCCTTTTCAGGTTCTGGAATTGTTTCCATTGCCTTGACATTAGCCAACCACGATAGCGCTTCTAGCGCAACCTTCTCATCGTAGGCTTCTGTATGTACCTTGACATCCTTCTCATCACCATCGCGTGCGATAGCAACAAGACTGACTGTGTTGACAATACCCTTACCGCTCTTAGCAATCAAGTACCCATAGACCTGCACCTGCCAGCGCTGTTGCACTGACGGAAAGAACGATAGGTTTTTAATCTTAGATGTCTTCCAGTCAATGACTGCACCGACAGCTGGTATATATAAATCAACGTGTGCTTTCAAATCACCGTAGGCAACTTGAGTCTCAACTAAATAATCTTTGCCTTCAGGATCTAGCGTTGTAATTGCATCTTCAATGGCTGCGTGAATAGCAGTACCCATAATGGCAGCGAGTTTAGATTGGTTATCATTTGTTTCAGGTTGACCCTGCAACCGATACCAAACCTTACGACGGCAACCACCTATCTCTGATGGACCTACCTGTGTCTGCTTACTGCGGTCACGACCAGCATCCTTAGCGTGCAGTACCGTCAGTAACAGTTCCTTTGGATCACTAATCATTTATTACCTCTCGCTATATCTGCTGCAAGAGTAAAAGCTCTCGCTTCACTATCGGAATCTATATGAGTTTCTATTTCTTGAGCAATTCTTTCACGTAATGCCATTTCATCAAAAGTGTTACCAATGCGACCAGCACGATAACCCTTTTCAAGTGCTTCACTTAATGCGTACTCCAATGTTTTATTCATTCATATACCCTTTCCTGTATCACCAACTGTAAGGGCGGATTGGTATTGACGTCAAGAACCGACGCGATCTTTACTGCTTTTTGTACAACCTGAATAGCAGCAGCCTGTGTACGTGTCGCACCTTGTCCTAGTGAGTACAGATAACCCAGTGCAAACTGTCCACCTGAACCTAAGCCATAGCGTCCAGTGTCATTAGATATAAAGCTCATATCGCAAGCGATGTGGAATATCTCGCCATCGAAAGCAATGATGTAATCAAAGCCACCATCTTTGTCTTGCTTAGCCCAGTCGTAACCGTGTGTTTCAAATGCACGAATCATAGATGGGATGAGTTTCTTTCCCATAAAGATAATCTTATCGTCACCGGTATACGTAGGTGGTGTCCAGTTGTAGGCAAGAATATCTCCTGGACGTGCATCGCCTGTAATACCAATGAGATACTCACCGACTGTAACAATCTTCGGCGTGCGTGTGGATATCGTTCGTAAATTATCTTCTGTGATTTGCGAGTCGGCGCAAAGCATACACCAACCGTCTCCTTGTATACCGGCGATTGTTGTCATATGTGAAGTCTATCACGACACGCCACGAAATCCTTATTACTTTATACCGGCTTGGATTGGATTATACTTCGAGGCGTGAGCCGAGATAAGCAGTACGGGCGCTCCTCAGAGCGCACGGTAGGTAACCGACAGGTTACCGTGCTTCTCCGTCTACCAACCCTGCCGAAATTCCTACGCAGGCGCAAGCCCTACGATGGCATTCCTGAGCCGTTTGGAGCCGATTTGCGGGGCTTAGGCCCCCTTCACGTATGTCCGTGTGGGTCCCAAGTCTTTAACGTTATGGCAGCCTTTGAGGATTACGAACTCAGCTGGTATTTTCTGGACGCAACCTGCGTCAACTGTGGCAATCTGACCATCGCACCTTGTCCTGTGGATAAAGATGGATCACAAACTTAGCGAGCATAAAGAAGAAGAACGTACTGCCATATGTTCTGTATGTGGCCCAACTAAAATAAAACTCAGAGATGCGAAGCATCCACTGCATAGCCGTTACAGATGTATCTCTGTATACAAAAGAAATATAATCAAGTCACAGTATCCTTATGCGGTCCACAAAAAAGACACCTGTGAGACGTGTGGGTTTATACCAGTACACGTATCTCAACTAGATGTAGACCACATAGACGGTGATCGTTGGAACAACGACCCGATTAACTTACAAACTCTTTGTGCTAACTGCCACCGATTAAAGACCCACTTGTCAGGTGATAGCAACTCTGGTATTTTTTAGCCAGAGCAGATCCATATGGTCTGTTCGAGTGCTGCTCCTGGGTATGAGCAAAACTGCCCACAAAACAAAAGAAAGCCCCCACTCAGGATTTCTCCTGAGCAGGGGCTTGTTTGCCTCGCGCTGATGGGTTACTTAGACCCACGACCAAACTCTGTTGACTTTGGATCTAGTGCCTTGAGCACTGGGCCTGCTACTGCTGCGAGAGCTGCTGTTGCAAGGTTCTTAGGATCTGTTTCTCCTGCGAGATACAGTGCGATTACTGCCGCAATTGCTGCACGTAGGTATGTGCTAACAATTGCTTGTATTTTCTTCTTATCCATTGTTACTCCTTTGGACTCGTTGGTTCTTTCTTCTTAGCCTTTACCTTAGTTACCTTAGCCTTTACCTTATTTATCGGTGATGGCTCTGGCATCCAAGGAAACCAAGAAGAAGTATCGTTTTCGCACTGCTTTTTAATAGATATATGCAGGTGCTTGTTGTGCTTATTACTACCGGTATAGGTGTTTTCACCTTTAGCCTTTGACCAAATCTTTCCTTTGAAAATCAAGTACTCGACTCGTTCGTCTTTCTGTAATTCTGAATAGATAACAGAACAGTTAACTCCAGCAATAGGATCGTGCGTTAAATCTACTGCGTGTCCTGAGTTGTGGTCTGAGTTAGGATTCTGATGGACGTGTGCTGCAGATGGAAGTAATCCATCAGATGCTTTAACTCTCTTAGGCCAGATTGCTGTAGCTTGTCGAAGCACAGCGATAGCAGCAGGTGTAGCTCTCTTTGCGAGTGGGATCATTTGTCTTCTTCTCTCTTCTTACTCTTTAGTCCGTTAGCAGATACAATTCCAGCAAGGGTTCCTGTAAGGAACACGCATAGGGTTGATACAAGGTCAATAGCAGCCTTGTCATTAGGCGCTTGTTCACCTAACGGTTGAGTGATAAACAAGAACGCATAGAGCAAACTAAATACAGATCCAGCAAATACAATTGCTAGGATAACTCCAATAGCAACGATTAATCTAGCGTGTAGTTCTTCAGGTTCTAGGCGCTGACGGCTCATTATATCCCTCCGGTAACAAGTCCTTAGTGCATTGTGAAATAGCATTGCATTGAGGCGGGACACACTCAGGCTTTTCCCAGTTTTCAAATTCTTGGCAGGGATAACGAACCCAACCTTGATAACCGCAACCGCTAAGAGTTGTTGCGAGCAAGAAGAATGCGATAAATTTCTTCAACTTGTCGTTCCAATCTTGAGACGGAGTCCTTTACACTTGAGCCACCATTTGGTTTAAGTTCGTTGAGATAGTGTTTAACCATCCATCTAACAGATGCTACAAATCCACCAATGATGGTACATACTGCTACTGCAATGGTTGCATAATCTGCTAGTTGCATTAGACCGTCCTAATTGTGACTGTGAGATAACCGCCATAACCTGAGAAGCGCTTATCTTCTGGAGTCTTATTGTTAAAGTCCATCTCTTCGATGAGACCTAGGTATGCCTCACCAGTTCTAAAGTCTTGAACTTGGATTGTATCTCCTACATTTTCTACCGCTTCCAGAGAAGTCAAGCGGTTATATGCAGAACCTTCATAACCAACTTCGTTACCGAACTTATCGGACTCGTGGTCAAAGCAGAAGAGTGGGTATTGAATCAAGCGCTGACGTGGGATAGCAGGTAGAGACTTGATTTGATAACCAGTAAAAAGTGGACCCTTTGTTGTATCAGTTGTTGAACGTGTCAACGTGAACTTAAAGCCTAGATACTGTTGAGCTGCTTGAGGGTAGTTAATGTTAATCTCAGGTACAGTTCCACCTTGACCGAAGGTACCGATATTAACAGCGTTACCTTCTGAATCAACAGAATCAATAAGTAGACCACCATTTGTAGTATCTAAACGTGCTTGTAGCATCTTAAATATCTTTAGTTCAAGTGTGTTGTAACGGACGTAACCAGTCTGTAAGTAACCTTCTGCAAGTAAAACTGTTGCTGATTCTATATAGATGGTTCCGTTTACACCATTGCCAGCATTACAAAATGCTAGGCGATTAGTCTCGCCCATAAATGCACACGCAGTTGTGTAACTATTGATAGCGTCATCAGGATCGTATAAGTCAAAGGCATAAGCAAAGACAAGACTTCCTGTTGGTTGCCCTAAGTCAATACGAATAACACCAGCATCACCATCTACACCTGTTGCTGCCCAGATGTATCTATCACGGAAAGCAAAGTCATAACAAGGTTGAGTAGTCTCAACAGTTAAAGGACCATAGGCAATAGAGCCATCAGTGCTAGATAGTTGAGCAATACGTATACCTTGGTTGGTACCAATAGCCATATAGTCTAGGTAGTAAGCAATCTTATAGGTCACTTCACCAACTGGTAGTTCAGCTGCAGTGATAGCAGATGTTAGTGTTGGCATAGCACCAGCAGTTGTCAGTGTAAACTTATAGATATTGGATTGGATACCAGAGTATCCTGAGATGTAGATAGCAACGCCAGATGAGGTAATGCTAGTAAAGATATGATCTGGGTCATTGTGTGTATAGACCGCAGCAGGAAGTGATGTAGCAGTAGACGAGAATTCATACACCTTATCGTTTACTGTCATAATCAAACGCTCTTTGGTGTACTCAATAACAGCGTTCAGTACAGTGATGCTGTTTTCAGTAATCATTAAGGTAGGCGATACTGAACTATCATCAGTGAGTAACTTCTTATAAACTCTTAGTCTTGGAGTTCCAGCGTTGAGTACGTTAGTAACCCAATAGGCATAGACTCCATCATCTGTGATGGCGTGTACTGGGTAATCTGTACCAGATGTATAGTCAATAAAATGAATTACTTCAGCTACACCAGTACCCACAGGGGACACAGCAGTAGACGCCACGTTAGATGCTGTCTTAGCATAAGTAAAA